ATCAATACTAATATTAATTCTAGACCCTCTTGGTATAAGAGTATTTGAGTATGGGCTACCACCACCTGAAGCAGGTGTGCTAAACCCATCATACTGAAGATACGTGATTGTGCTAGGCACGTTCTGCTCAGATGATTGAATACCTGATTGATTGAACGAAGAACTTGATGAACCTGCTGCAAAGTTGGTGGTCATCATCTTCATATAAGTTCCCGCAGGAACTGTTACAGTATTTCCATCAGAGTCATAAACTGTTATAAAGTCTTCTGCCTGAGCTTTCTTTTCCAATACAGTTGCTTGAGCACAGCTTCTTAACGGTCCTGTTGAGTCTCGTTTTACAATATATCTATCACCCTCTTCAACCTTAGCAATATTTTCACCTTCCAATAAGAAGTATGTGAAATCGCTTTCAGAGTCTTTAAAGTAAATGTTTGAGTAAATAGTTTCGTACTGCTCACCATCAGGCTTTATTACAAACTTATATCTCTTAGCAAAGTCAGGAGCTAACTGAGATGGGGGTATATTTACAACCACCTCATTTTTAGTCGGACTTGCTGAGCAGGGGATATAAACTGTATTCGACTCACTTACCAAAGCTGTTGTAGCTCTGTTAAACTCATCCATATAAACAATACCTACCTCGTACCCTCTGTTACTATGAAGGCTCGCTGAGCTTGGTTCTTGCTGAAAAGAAAACTCAGCCTCAGCTATATCAAAATACTCAAAAGCTAAGTTACCTATAACAGGTTGAGCAGGGTCGTTTGTATATACCGCTGCCAAAACAACTAGACTCATCTCCGTACCTGATGAAGGACCTACAATGATAGGTTGTTCAACAGCAGAAATACCGCTGCTATAAAGACTATAGCCCCCTTGAAGAGTGTCTGACAACGCGCAGTTATATCTATCTGTTAAAGTCTGTCTTTCACAAGCTGTACTTATAGGCACTATAGAAGATGATAAGCCTAACTTATCCTGAAAGTCCGTGCTATTTAAAAGCTCTGTTGTATTGCTAAAGTTTTGAGGGAGTATGTATGTAAACCCAAACTCCATGTTGTTATTTGTAGATGCAGGTAAGGTTGTAGGTGCCCCATTAAAACTATTATGTTCTAATCTAAAGCTAAATGAAAAGGCGGAGCCTGCTGTTAATTTATCCTGTATGTTTGATAAGTCTACAACCACATTACCAAGAGTAGTTACTGATGTTGCAGGGTTAATGTCGTACGCGACACTGTTAAACCCATTATTAGATAATGCGTTAAAACCAATATCTGTACTGTTAACATCTACCGTATAAGATAGTCGAGTATTTTGACCGCCACGTTTTAAATCGTAACCCTCAATGTAGTTACCATACATAATACGGTTACCCATTAAGGTTTGTGTTTTAGCAAGTAATGGTACGTTGTCATACAAACGCAATATCTCACCTTCTGATAATATAGTAAATATTTTACTATCGGTAAATGAATACGTATAATTCGTATAGTCTAAGTAGTTCAACTGTTGCTTGTTAAGCTTCTCAATAACCTTAATAGTTCCTGAGTCAGACTCTTTAAATAATATCTCAACGCCTTTTACCTGAGGGCCGCCTGTGTAAAATGTAACCTCAGCAGTGTTTATACTATTTACCATACCATCGTTTACACCACTTTCAGGCGAAAGCTCAAATGGTTTAGGTAAAAAGCTTGGGTTGGTAAACTGTGATGTAGCTGAGTACTCGCCGTCAGCGTACTCATACCTGTAACCAAAGCATATAAACCTGTCCTGCATAAAAGTATCAGTGATACTTGGGTTGTCAATACCTGTAACCAAAGGTGCTTGAGCAGGTGGGTCTAAAACTACTAATATATCATTGTACTCAAAGTTATCACTACCCGTTATTGAAGTTGGGTATTCGTAATTTGAGTTTACATTTATTTTTCTTGGTGGATTGTAGTTGTCTGTAAAAAACAAAAAGTTACCAACCTTGTTTACGTTGCTAATAAGATAGCTCGGGTTAAAGTTTAACGTGGTATTTGTAGGGTCGTCATCGTTTTTAAAACTAATAACGTGATATTCCGCCGACTTTACATTTGTATTGTAAGACACAATAAGGTCAGCTTTATTTGTACCTGTATCTGACGCATTATTATCGTGTATAAACCAATATATGGTTTCATTAGCACCGTCCTCAAAAGCTCCAATACACCTTGCGTTTGCACTTAAGTCATATTGAATATCTGAGTAAGTACCTAAGTTGATTGCGGTTAAAAGCTCGTTACCTTTTGATGATTCTACAGAACCTATCTCAGATTCCTCAGTAGAACCAAGGCGAACATTCATTGCATCCACATACTCACCGTTAGGTACTAGCCGTTCATCGACAGACTTATTCATCCTACCGGCTATAAAGTGCCTTTTTAAGTTAGCCATATTTATTTAATCCACTTAGATTGCCCTCTTAGATTCATTAGGAGTCTACCGGGGTGTATGTTACTAATTCTTATTTTAGCATTGCGTAGTAGTGCTGACTTTTGCTTTCTTGCTCGAGCAACAATGTACTCCTGAACACCAAGCTTACTATTAAGTATAGCGTACTGAATGTATGCGTACACGTACTCCTCAAACAACTTGTTTACAGTAATAAGTGAGTTATTACCACCTTCCATACCATCAGACACGTACTCTAATATAACAGACTTACCTGCCATTGTAGAGTCAAAGTTTATAACACCCGCCTTAGAATCTATCCTAAAGGTTGGGTTAGCGTTTGCGGTCTCTGTATTAAGTCCGTAACGAGCACCTATAGCGTAGTCAAAATACCAAGCCCCGTCATAGCAGTAACCTTCGCTACCATTGAATGGGCTAGAATCGTTTAGGTATATACTCTTCTTAGTTCCTTTAATTCTTGCAAGGTCAAAGTCTGAGAACTCAGGGTTTAACACCTCACCGTTTTCATCAAACAATAAAGCTCCGCTATTATCTTTAAGATATGCTTGAGCGGTAGTAGCTTGAATATTTTCAGTTAACGGGAATAATACACCATTCTCAAACATCGACACCCTAACCCAATTAACATAGTCCGAAGGAAGCACGTATCGCACCGTATCCGGCAGCGAAATCTCTAATGCCTTGATTTCCTTGAACGCATCATAGTTAAGCTCTTGAATCGCACGTTTGGCGTGGAATATAATCTTGTATCGCTCCTCGTTATTTACAAGGGAATGATTCCCTTGATACATAAGCATGAAGTTTGTTACTATATCCTTTAGGCTAACGTACTGATACGAACCCCAATTCTTATCCTGAGGATTAGAGCCGCTGTTATCGTAATATTCGTATTGAGATATATATGCCATTATTGTTGCTCTATATTATTTTGTTGTTCCTGTTTATTAGCAAAATCAACTACCATAGTCTCACGAATCTCAACTCCTGCGTACTTAAGTATCTTATTCACCAACTCGTTTTGATAGCTAAAGGGTAGCTCAAAGTCTTTATAATCCCCCGCACTTGGATTAAATATAGGTACGTTATTACCAACGGAGGTATAAGTCCACTTAGGCTCAGATGGATATCTAATATATCTTGCGGTAGCTTGCCCCGAATCAGGAGTAATTTCTATAATACTACCCTCTTGGGTGTATACAGGAAACTCATTGCTTGGGGCTGTAAGAGGAGACATTTTTAAAGCTGTAATCTTGCCTTGAGACACTCTTTCAACCTCAACATCAACATTGCTAATACTTATTGTAATTCTATTTATAAAGTAATAATCGCTTGGTAATGCATGTGCTCCATAATTACTGCTTAAAATTGAGTCCTTGCTAAACAAATCTATATCCTCAAGGATTCCTTTTGATATGTCAGCATAGTCAGTACCTGACCTACGAGCGTTCTCTGAGTTTATTTGATTATTGTATTGGTAAAATAAGTTCTCGAATATTTCAAGCTGCGCTTGCTTAGCGTACAGGTTAAAATCCATTGGAGATAAATACCCGTAGTTATTCTTATTTAACACAGCGAGAACTGTGCTTCTTACTGAATCTATCATTATTAAATCTTTTCACAAATATACGCAAAAAAAAAAGAGCCCCTATGGAGCTCCTCTTTCAACCTATTACATTATAACATTAAGATGCTACAATGTCGTTGATAAGGACAGGAGACTTAATCTCAATTACCTTACCTGTGTTATTTGCGTTAGCAGACTCTACGATTGCGTCTTGGAAGAAGTTCCTCATCTGCACCGTTGAGCTCGCGTCAGCCTCTGCATACGTGATAGTTATAGTGTCAGCCCCATCAGTTAGACCGTTGTTGATTACAACCGTACTGTTTGTTGGTGCGCTTACTGTAGACACATTATCAACCCCGATAAGCTTCGGTTGGTTTTTAACCTCTTGAACTGACATAGAATCAAGAGTTATTTCGTAATCATCGCTATCATTACTAGTGCTAATTATTACATCTGTTTGTGATGCTGTCGTAGTATACCTAAGTTCATTCTCACCGAGTTTTAAATCTTTAATTTCAATTTCACCCGCACCTTTAGATACTCTAAAGTTTACACCCTCAGTAAATGAGAGTACATCAAACTTTAACAAAACTTCAGTTCCTGAAGGGTATGAACTAGAAAGGCCTTTAATTTTAGTAAACTGACCTGCCATAGTCACGTTGTTATTACTAAAGGTAACTCCTTCTTGAGCCTCATTTGGATTTCTTTGCCAACCATAAGCAAACACATTAGTAGGTCGAACTGTAATATTGTAGTAGTTTGTAGTACCTGCACCATCGACTCCAAAATATAAATAATTAATATTTGACTTTTTAACAAAAGTAAAGTCAACAAAACCTGACTCTGTTGGAATAAAAATATTTTCACCACCCAACAGAAGAATCCCAACATCTCCTGTTACACTTTCTATTTTAATATTAACCTCCATTCCATCAGGTATATCAGCTAAAGATAACCAAGCACCTTGCGTGGGCCCGTTAGTTACTATTTCAAGAACATATTTACCTGAAGACGAAATCACATTATTTGAAACAGGGGTAGTCCAAGTACCCCAACCTGATAAAGCACTTACAGAAGTGTCTTTGGTTGCACTTGAAAATAAAGGGTCAGGAGAATATTCAACCTGTCCTATTTCTTTTAAAGTAATGTTAGTAACCTCTATCCAATCACCAACTTGAGCGTTTGTTGACATGTAAAACGATATGTGTTGGCCTACAGTTACAGGGTTGTTGCCTGAGTCTAATAAGTCAGTTACCGCAAACTCATGCTCAACCTTAATGGTTTCTTGGTTATCCCCCATACTTATATTCGGTGTAGAAGTTAAAGTATCTTGGCTAGTTAGTTTAGCTACAGAATTGTAAAAAATGTAATTACTACTTCCTTTTATTTCATAGCTAATTTTATAAACCTTACCTACCTCAAGAACTGATGAAAGGTCCTGCTTTAGCCTTGTTAGATACACAGAACCGGGTGCAGTAGGTAAAGTAATAAGCGTTTGCTTATACCCGTTAGGTATAGCCTCTAATCTATAAGAGCTTCCTCCTAATCCATTCTCTACCGTCCAATTGTTGAACATAACCCCTTCAATGTCAGGAACTGTTGATGGGTAAGATTGAGAAAAGTCTGCATTTAACACCTCTTCAGGTCCTAGCATGTTAAACTCAGGGTTTTCCAATAAGTCGTTACCTATGTACGACTTGTTTAGTTTTAAATAATTCGCCATTTTATGAAAGTGTTATAGCTGTTGTTGTTAATATTTCGTTGTACTGATGGTCTCTGAACGCATCAAGTGGTATATCTAATCTACTATCTGTTGCTGATTGACTGTTAAGTCTCTCAAGGTATTCTTCAATTACGCCTGCTACAAAGAATGTGTTGGTTGCAGGGTTGAGTTGCGTTAAAACAACTTTATCTGAGTTCTTCCCTCCCGCAAACCAAAACGATGATTCTTGTGGGTTGGATGTATTTTCATCATACTCAGACATTATGTAGTTGTCTGTCTTTATAAGTTGATTCCCTCTCGTATCACCGTTCGCGGCAAACACGTTAAAAAACTCATCTGCTGTAGAGAAGTTATCATTAGACATCAATAGTACATTATTGTCTATAACTTCCTTAACTACACCTTCAGTTCCTGTAGATGTATTAAATACAACATCACCCTCTTTAACCGATTTAGTAAATCCTCCGTCAGCTACCTGTAAATAATTGTACTCAAGTTCTTTTACCGATATGTTATCTATTTCAACCGCTAAACCGGAGGGGTTATCATATACTTGACCTTTAACTGTAAATAAATTTGTTTTGGCTACAAAGGTTATATCTAAAGAGTTTGTGGTCGTAGAACTGTTTACACTTACTATTCCATATTCGTGATAAACATTATTTTCATCAAAACCATCTACTATCAACCACCCCACAGCACCGGAAACATAATGCACGTCACCTGTAAATCTGTAAGTTTTACCCGCCTCTACATGAATATATTGATACCCGTATGCGTAATTCGCGGTTTTTGAGGTCACCCTTAGTCTGCCGCTACTAATGCTAAGCTCAGCTTCATTAGTTGCATCCCACCCATTTGTGCCATCAGAAAAATCCCCGTTCTTAACAAACTCACGAGTTCCCATTACATAAGGAATTTCTTTTACGGATACGCTTGATAATGAAGTTACCCCGGTAGCGTAAATCTGAAGAGCTGTACCGTTGCTTACTAAAACGGTATTGTAAGTTCCGTTAGCACTTACAGTGTCATCACCTGACTTAGTTCCACTAGCGGCGGATATACCTAAAGTACCTGAACTGTAATCTGCAACAGTCCACTGTATTGCATATTTCTTACCTGATTCCAACCCCATTGATTGAATAAGGTAATTAGTATTAGTAGTTGCGTGAACAGCTTTACCGTTACCACTTATAGTCCAATTTGTTCCTGACCAATCACTAGCATCATTAAAATCACCATTCGTAACAAGCTCAGGCGAACCATAAGTAGGTGTTTCTGTCGCAGCTATTTCTTTGACGGATACGTAGGATACTAAAAAACTATAATCCCCCGTACCTTCTCTTAAAATGTAAAGTTGGTCATCCACATAAGCTGTAAAATTATAAGTAATCTCTTGGATTCCTCCTGTAAGATTTTTAATAACTAAAGGCGAACCTATTGTTTGCCTAACACCAACGCTCCCGCCTGAACCACTTATCCTTTGAAATCGAACAGTTGCAGTGTAAGACTTGCCAATTGTAAACAAACTATTAACACTTGTTCTAACATAAGCAAAGTTTCCCGAAACTACATTTACTAACCCACCATCTGATGTAATAGATGCTGTTGAGGGAGAAGTTGCAGCGGCAAACCAATCTGAAGATTGTGTAACAGTAGTGTCAACCAACTCAGGCTGAGCTGTAAGAGGCACTTTGTTCCCATTTGAAACTGTTAACGGTATCCCTAAATACTTTGCCATACTATGAAAGTGTTATAGAAGTTGTTACTAGCACCTCGCTATTCTTGTGGTCTCTAAATGCGTCTAAAGGAATGTCTAACCTGCTTGCTGTAGCTGACTGAGCATTTAACCTTTGAGTGTAATCCTCAATTAGATTCGCTACAAAGAACGTATTCGTTGCAGGAACTAAATGAGTAAGGGTTACCTTATCAGCATCCACACCACCTGCGTACCAAAATGACGACTCCTGAGGATTACTTGGGTTCTCATCGTACTCAGACATAATGTACTTATCTGTTCGTACAACCTGATTTCCTCTTGTATCCCCATTAGCTGCGAAGACGTTAAAGAACTCACCTGCCGTTGAGAAGTTGTTATTAGACATTAATAGTACGTTGTTGTCTATAACCTGTTTAACAGCACCCTCTGTGTTTGTAGACGTATTGAAAATTACATCACCCTCTTTAACTGACTTCTTAAACCCACCGTCAGCTACCTGTAGATAATTGTATCCTATTTCTACTACTGAAACATCACTATAATATATAGGATTAGTATCATTAGCGTTTCTACTTAATGAGGCATAGGTAGTTGAAGATGTTGCTGTATAAAAAACATTAATAGTCCCACTAGAATCTGTAGATTGGTCAGCAGTAGGACTACTGCCATTCTCATTTGGTGATAATCCAATTAAAACTGTACTTGAATTAGGGTTTTCAAAGCTTGCTGTTATTGAATAAGTTTTACCAATTTCAGTGTCAAAGCCTTGAGTTGCTCTAGACGTAGATGCAACAGTTGGGACTATAACTAATTTATTATTTTGCACACTTAAAGATGCGTTTGTGTATGGTGCCCAACCTGTAGTCCCATTTTTAAAATCGCCGTTCTTAACAAACTCACGAGTCCCTATTACATAAGGAACTTCTTTTACTTTTATACTGTTTACCACAGCCGTTGTTGAAGCATCCCTAGAATAACACTCTAAACTAGCAAGATTTAAACTTCCGTCTTGTACAAAATCATAGTTATAAACGCCTGCTGATGTAAAGGTAGGAGAATACGCTCCTGCAGAATACACCAATGCTAATCCTCCTGAAGTTATTGATTCTATATCAATTGTAGCTACATACCTTTTTCCCTGCTCTAATATTGTATTGGTAGTTTTAGCTGCCGCAGTAGTCGGGGAGTTTGTAAAATCTAAAGTATCAGTAGTGTTATTAATTGAGGGAGGATTTGTCCCTAAAAAAGTCCAATCAACATTACCCTTATTAAACTCACTGTTTTCAACAAGCTCAGGCGAACCATACGTAGGTGTTTCAGTTGCGGCTATTTCTTTTACGTAAACAGAACTAACCACTATTGTAGCTCCTGAGTTAACATTGTTATTACGTATTATTGTAAATATATCAATATCAGCTATAAAGTTAATCTCATGAGTACCAACGGATGTATTTAAAGAAACAATAGAAGCTCCGTTTTCAAGCCTCAAGCCTGAATCATTGTTAGAGGAGCTAATAGTATAAGTCATCTTATACGCTTTTCCTTTTGTAAACACAATTAAATTTGAGGCAGAGCTTACGTTCCAAGCTCTTAAATAAGTTGATGAAGGAGGGTTAGCCGCAGGCCATTCAATTTTAGCTCCTTCAGATGTAAACTCAGAAGAAGAAGCGGCAGCACCCGCACCTGAGTTATTCAACCTCCACCCTGAAGAAAGGACAAAATTTACTCCACTAGGAGTCTGAGTGCCTTCAAAAGTTGGATTTTCAACCTTATTGGGCTGAGCTGTAAGTGGTATCCTATTACCGTTAGAAACTGTAAGTGGTATTCCTAAATATTTTGCCATTTCATTCTTTTTAAATAATTGAAATACTAGCTACCTCTAAAGATAGTTTTAACTTTAAAGAAGACTTGGTATAATCCTCGCTTGCAATTTTAGCAATAGCATCTATAATTTCGTTTTGTACTTCATAACCTGAAGAG